TGATAACTTTGAAGTTCCTGTAATGGAAGATGTACCGGAAGACGTTGCAGAAAACTGGATTGATCAGTTAACTATCCGTCAGTTTAACGAAGAACTAAAAGATATCTTCCCATACGTCTACAGACTAGTAAGTGAACATACAAAAGCAAAAGAATTAACTATAGAAGATTTAGAGTCAGACGTTAAAGAAGGAATCGGTGATAAAATAGTTAAACTTTTAAACACTCCAGGAGGTTATGCTGCTATCGGAGTAAGCGGCATATTAGCCGGAGTAGCAACTAAATCATTTTTAGATCTATATAACAAAGATAAAAGTGCTTTAAAAAGAACAAACCTAGCACTAGCATTAGATGCAGCATGTAAAAGAGGAGATAAAGAAGCGTGTGAATACTATGACGGGTTAGAATTGTATATTGCTAGTAACAGCGAAGATATTATTCGTTACCTAAATAAAGTATACAACGATGGAAAACCTATAGAAGTTAAAAAAACAGGCAAGTCTAGACGTGGAAAATTTAAGGACTTTGAAGAGTGGGCAAATGATGTTGAAGAAAACGCTTTAGAGTCTGATGCTAAAGAAGGTAATAAATTTAGTATGGCGCTAAAGAAAGCAAAAGCTCAAGACAAAGATGAAATGGAAGTAGACGGCAAAAAGATTCCAGTAACTGAATTTATTTTATCATTATACGATAGAGAAACCGGTGAATGGCCTAAGGGCGAAACTGCTGTACTAACTGCTGTTGAAAAAGACTACGGTGAGCAGTTCATTAATCCGGCAAAAGAATTTATTGAACGTATTAAAGAAACATACGACAACTACCAAATGGAAGCAAATCCACAGAAAATGGAAGTTGAAGTAGATGATGATAACTCTGCGTTTGATGATATGCGAGCATTAGCAGGAATAAAGTAATGAAAGTACATGAGATAACTGAATCTAACCAACAGTTAAATGAAGTGTGTGGCACAGGTCTGTGTATTGGCGCTTTGGTGTTTTTAGCAAGACTAGTTTTAGGGCAAGGTGCCAAACAACTTGCTAAAAAAGTAGGTGCCCGTGTTATATCCCAACAAGTTGCTTCTCGTATAGGTCAAAAAGCACTAGTAAGATTTTTAGCCGCTAATATACTAACGCTATTTCGTTGGGCTGTATATGCGTTTTCAGTGAAAGACATCTATAATGTTATGCAAGATGACTTAGGTATGGTAACTGAAATAGATGAAGACCCAATAAGATGGCTAGCAGAATTTACAGATAAGTTAGAAAAAAATGATCTTAGTCCAGATGCTAAAGTGAGAATAGCAGTTGATATTTTAGGTATGATATTTGCCTTTAATAACATTAAGATGACTGAAAAGGTAACTAGTGTGTTGCCTAAGGATATGCTAATAAAAGCAACTGACGGATTAATTAAAAAATTACTTAAGAAAATAAAATATTACTTAGGCACAAAGGCTGGCGGAAAAAGAACAGCAGCAGGAGTATTATCGTTTGTATCATTTACTGGCTCGTCTATAGCAGGAGAAACAGCAGGTGTAGATACTTGGGACAAGTTCTTTAGAGACGAAGGCATTGACAAAGATGTGAACTGGGACGAACTCTTAAGTGATATAAAACCTGAAGAAGAAAAACCCAATTTATGGTCGCAAGGCGCATAAATTGATAAATATTTTCACAAGTTTTTTAATAAAAAACTTGACAGGCTAAGTAGTAGAGTGTATTATATACACTGTGCTACATAAAAAGGCACATAGACATAGGCATAAATTACAGGAGGCACAACTATGGCATCATTAGCAGAAATCCGAGCAAAGCTCAAAGAACAAGAAAACCGCGCAGGCGGCAACACTTCATCAGGCGGCGACAACGCAATTTACCCATTTTGGAACATGAAAGAAGGCGAGCAAGCAACGCTTCGTTTCCTTCCTGACGGCAATACCGATAACACTTTCTTCTGGGTTGAGCGTTCAATGATCAAACTACCTTTCGCAGGTGTTAAAGGTCAAACAGATTCACGTCCAGTACAAGTACAGATTCCGTGTATGGAGATGTACGGCGAAACTTGTAACATTCTTAACGAAGTTCGCGGTTGGTTCAAAGATCCTACTCTAGAAGATATGGGTCGTAAGTACTGGAAGAAGCGTTCTTATGTATTCCAAGGCTTTGTTACTGACAATCCACTAGCAGAGGATACAACTCCAGAGAATCCAATTCGTCGATTCATTATTGGTCCTCAGATCTTCCAGATCATTAAGCAAGCACTTATGGATCCAGACATGGAAGAGTTGCCAACAGATTACACTGCTGGTGTTGACTTCCGTCTTAACAAAACTTCAAAAGGCGGCTACGCTGATTACTCTACTTCACAGTGGGCTCGTAGAGAGCGTCCACTAACTGACGCAGAGATGCAAGCAGTTAACACACACGGTTTGTTTAATCTTTCAGACTTCCTACCTAAAAAGCCAGGTGAAGTTGAACTCAAAGTTATGCAAGAAATGTTTGAAGCGTCAGTAGACGGTGAAGCATTTGACATGGACCGTTGGGGTCAATACTTCCGTCCAGCAGGTATGGCAGCACGTACAGGTGATCCAGTTGCTCCAGCAGCATCAACTCCTGCGCCTGCTCCAGCACCGGCGGCTGCTCCAGTAGCAGAGGAAGCACCATTTACTCCTGATCCAGCACCGGCAGCAGCACCAGCAGAAGAAGCAACAGCATCTTCAGAAGGTGGCGCACAAGACATCCTAGCGATGATCCGTGCTCGTCAAGGACAGTAAAGAAAACAACACCCCCCAAGCGCGGCATAGCCAGCTCAAATCGGGGGGTTACTTTCGCTTTTTAGATTAGGAGATTAATATGGCATCAAAAGCATTTGATCCTACGAAGTTCCGTACTTCGTTAACTAAATCAATTACGGGTATGAGTGCAGGCTTTAACGATCCTACTGACTGGATCTCTACAGGCAACTACGCACTTAACTATCTTATTAGTGGCGACTTCCACAAAGGTGTTCCACTAGGTAAAGTGTCAGTGTTTGCGGGCGAGTCCGGCGCAGGTAAATCTTACATTGTATCAGGTAACATTGTAAAGGCAGCACAAGAACAAGATATCTTTGTTGTACTAATTGACTCAGAAAACGCTCTAGATCAATCTTGGTTAGAAGCACTAGGTGTCGACTGTTCGGAAGATAAACTACTAAAACTTAACATGGCAATGATCGATGACGTTGCTAAAACTATTAGTACGTTTATGAAAGACTACAAAGACATGGCGGAAGAAGACCGTCCTAAGGTATTGTTTGTAGTTGACTCGCTAGGTATGCTTATGTCACCAACTGAACAAAATCAGTTCGAAGCAGGTGATATGAAAGGTGACATGGGTCGTAAGGCTAAGGCACTTAAAGCACTTGTAACTAACTGTGTTAATATGTTTGGTTCGTACAACGTAGGTATGGTAGTAACTAATCACACTTACGCATCGCAAGATATGTTTGATCCAGATGATAAGATTAGCGGCGGCTCAGGTTTCATTTACGCAAGTAGTATCGTTGTAGCAATGAAGAAACTTAAACTTAAAGAAGACCTAGACGGTAATAAAACAAGCTCTGTAAATGGTATTAGAGCAGCGTGTAAAGTAATGAAAACACGTTACGCAAAACCATTTGAAGGCGTACAAATTAAGATTCCATACGAAACTGGTATGGATCCATATAGTGGTTTATTTGAACTGCTAGAAGCAAAAGGTATGCTTAAGAAACAAGGCAACCGTTATGCTTACACTACACTAGACGGTGAAGAGATACTCGAGTATCGTAAAAACTGGACCGGTGAACTTCTCGATAAGGCAATGTTGGATTTCACAAGAAAAGAGTCGCAAGTGGTAAATACCTCTGAAGACGAAGTAGATGTTGAAGAAACAGATATTGAACCAATCGAGGAGTAAAGTACATGGAAGAAAGTCAGATTGCTGACATATGGATGATGTTCAAAGAATATCTCGACAAGAAACATGTTGAAATGGCTGCTGAACGTTTTGTAGACTTAATGGCAGATTATGGCGTTGGCGATGATACCTTTAAAGACTTACTAGGTACAGACAAAGATCTTGATCATGCTATTAATTATTATCTAGATATTGACGAAGACTACGAAGAAGATTACGAGGATTATTAATGGGTTGGTATAGCGAGATATCTCGTGATGTCAGTAAAATACCTGATGCTGTAGCATACTACGAATCAGAATTAGTAGACGCAAAGACAGAAGTTAAACTTAATGGTAATGTTGAAAAACAAGCGGCCGCTATGCCTGGTATTGTAGAACATCGCTTTAATCAACTTCAAGAGATTGAAGCAATCCTTAATTATCTAAACATAGAGCTACGTAGGTTGCGTAGCTCTTACTTCAAAAAATATCTTGAAAACTATCAACGAGCTCTGTCAAGCCGTGACGTAGAAAAATACGTAGACGGTGAGGCAGACGTTGTTGATTACGAAAAGATTATCAACGAATTTGCTCTTATGCGTAACAAATGGTTAGGTGTACTCAAAGCACTTGATCAAAAGCAATGGCAAATTACAAACGTAGTCAAACTACGAGTAGCTGGTATGGAAGACGCTACATTATGATATTCCACACAGCAACAGATGAAACATACTATAATAAATTCTATAGTATGTATAGTAATAGTATAATTAGGTTCTATCCTCAAAGTAAATTATCTTTATTCTTTATGGGAAATAATCTTCCTGTAAATTCTAATATTGAGTATCTAAAACAAAAAAATATTTCTTTTGAATCTATAAAAGAAACTTACAGTGTTAACGAAATAGATGCTAAAGGTTACTATGCGTTAGCAAGATGGCTAAGCATGCCAATTAAAAATCAAAACGTAGTAGTATCAGATGTTGATATAATTGCGATTAAACCTATACCACAACAAAAGATTGATGATATCTTTAAAGAACATCAAATAATAAACATCACTAGGACTAAACCAAATGGTTCTGAAGGTGGCATGGCTATGATGTATATTAGAAAAGATGTTGTTGAAGATATAAATTTAATGGCGGAAAAGATTTTACATAAAAATAACTTGCGTTGGGACTTAGATGTACAAGTTAGAACGTACATCTACAATACCTATAAAGTAGCAGAAATACCAGAAATGCATGTTTTTAGTAAACGATCAGATTATACCACATATGATAATACTAATAGAAGTTATGCTATTTTTAAAGGTAGAATAGATGCTAAATTTAATAGTTTATCTAAGGCAACTCAGGCTTTATGAAAACATATATTATTAGATTAGCAGCAAACGAACATTCGTGTCAAATGGCAAAGGAATGTAAAGACCAAGCAGAAAAGTTTGGAATTGAAGCAGAATATTTTGATGCTATAAACGGATTTGATGTAGAAAAACATTACCAAGCAACAAAAGTGCCAAAACCAAAGAAAGCAATAAAAAAAGGTAAGCCTGGTGTACTAGGATGCTTCTTTAGTCACTATTATCTTTGGAAGAAATGTTCTGACTTAAACGAACCTGTTTTAATACTAGAGCATGACGGTTATATAATTAGACCAATACCGCCTACATTATTAAATGAATTTGAAGATGTTTTGAAATTAGACCGTTGTGACCCTTACAGCACTACATACAACCAAATGTTAGAAAAAGAAAAGGATTTGCCGTTACGAGTAGAAAAATATACAAATCCAAGTCCAAAAGCAATACATAAAATAGGAACAGGAAATTATTTTAAAGGTGCCTATTCCTATATTTTAAAACCTTTAGGTGCTAGAAAATTATTAAGTTTTATTCATATGAATGAAAACGGAAAAGGACACCGTCCTGCTGATCAACAAATTGGAGATTGGGTGTTAGATACTAAAACAACTATACCTACAGTTGCTAGATTACATCCTTGGTATTCGCAAGGAAATAATTTAAAAACTGGAAGTCTAACATCTAATTTAACAAGATGAAGTACAAGGTATGGTGGCTACAAAAAGATAGAAACTTTGGTGATATACTTACTCCGTATATTCTTGACTTTTTTAATATCAGCTATGAGCATTCGTCAATAGACGAAGCACAGATAATTTGTATAGGTTCAATAGCTCGCCATGCTAGAGATGGACAATTAGTATTAGGCTCTGGTATAATAAACGGCCGTAAAGAAAAACTAAATCCTAATGCTATCTATAAGTTTGTTCGAGGACCGTATACACGACAAAAAGTGTTAGATAGAAATGGAGTATGTCCTGAGATCTACGGTGACCCTGCAATGTTGCTTCCTTTAGTTTGCCCAGAAGAAGAAAAAGAGTTTAGTGTTGGGATTGTACCACATTTTGTTGATTATAATTATGTTAAAGAAAAGTATCCTAATTATAAAATAATTAACGTTGTAAACGACAATCCGCTTGAAGTTGCTAGAGAAATATCTAAATGTAGAACAATAATTTCAAGTTCTTTACACGGTATAATAGCAGCTCATGCTTACGGTATTCCTGCTGCGTGGGTTAAATTTTCAAATAATGTTAAAGGCGATGATGTAAAGTTTAGAGATCATTATGCTTCATTAGGATTATCAGCAACATTATCAACAGTTGAAGATCCAATTTATTCAGTTGGCAAAATTAATTTAAATCCTATAATAAATATCTTTACAGAATTAGCAAGGTAATTATGAATTTTAAAAGTATTTTTCAAACAATTAAAAATTTAGAGAGAACTATTTAATGAAAAAGTTTCAATATATTATAGATAAAATAATGAATGCTAACTTTGAAACTATTCCGTTTAAGCATTTGTATATAGAAGATTTTTTATCTACTGAGCATTTAGAACTTCTTAATCAATCTGAACAAGTTAAGTTTGACCTTTGTGATACTACAGAGAATTTAATAACTAAATTAAAAGAAACTGGATATAAGCAACAAACATTCCCAGGATGTACTACGTCAGTAAAAGATTACTTAGAATGGTATAACAACAATCAAATTAATAATCTATACAATGGAGATATTGTAGAAGGTTTTGGTATGGCTTGGAGATTGATGACTATTAGATCTCAAGATGTTCAAGATTTAATAAATTTTCTAAATTCTGATGTATTCCACACTGCCTTACATTCAAAATTTAAAATATCAAAAGCAACTAGAGTTTCAACGAAAATACAAAAATATTTAACTGGCTATGAAATAAGCCCACACCCAGACATTAGATCTAAAGCTCTTACATACTTAATTAATATTAATACTGAAGATCAAGCAGAAGATATGGACATACATACTCATTTGCTAAAATTTAGAAGAGATTACAACGGAGTATATGATTATTGGGAAAACAATACCAATATTGATAGATGTTGGGTTCCTTGGGATTGGTGTAAAACTGTTAAAAAAGTTAACAAGAATAACTCGTTAGTTATGTTTGCTCCTAGCAATGATACTTTACATGCGGTGAAATTAGACTACAATCATTTACCATTTCAACGTACACAACTTTATGGAAATCTTTGGTTTAAAGATACGGTTAAAGCCAAAAGCGCATACTACCAAGATTTACCATTTTAAAAAACGTTACCTATAAATATCTACATGAAAGTAGTGTTAGTTACAGGTGGTTTTGATCCCATTCACTCAGGACATATTTCCTACATCAAAGAAGCAGCAACATTAGGTGATTATCTTGTTGTTGGTTTAAATTCAGACGAGTGGCTACGGCGTAAAAAAGGTAGAGAATTTATGCCCTGGAGCGAGCGTTCTGAAATACTGATA